GCTACAGGGGACATGGCGTTTGATGTTAGGCTCAACCGTGATGCTGGTGGTATTGCCGCATCTACTACGTGGAATATCGAGAAGACTCCTGGTCAGAATTCCACCGCCGACATTTCGGAACCTTTGGCGAAGGGCTTCCTTAAGTCCCTTTCGATCAAAATGAATTGTTGGGGGGCTAAGACGAAGGCCGCCTCGTATTCAATTCAGCTCGTCAAATTTCTTGACGATGAACTCGTGCCTAGTCACGATGGGTTTGCTGTGGACATTTTGCAGCAGACTAAGAAGCGCACCGACTTCTATCAGAATTTGATTAAGACTTTGACGTTTAATCCAATTGCTCAGACCGGCGGCGCTTTTAAGGGCCGAATGAAGGTTCTGAAGAGCGAATCGTTCATTATTCAACCCAACAGTCTTGATGATGGTGATACTGATCCCAACGTTCGCACTTTGTCAATGAATGTTGCGATGAATCGCATCATTTCTTATCTGGAAACGTCAACTACGTTGCCAACTGACGCACGCACAAATGACGACGCTTCGTTTGCCGTGCTAACCGAGGCTTCTTACAAGGCTCAGACACGCCCGAAGGCTCGCGTGTACCTGATGATACGTTGTTCCAATTACAAGCTGGACACGGCGGACTCAAACGTTGATACGCCATCGTTCGATCTTATGATACGGTCGAACCATCAGGTGACAAAGTAGATATGATACGTATCATATCTCCGTCATTATATTATACCATTTTTGTACTATGATACATATTATATCAGTACTATGATACTGCCACTGTATACCATAGCATATCACATTAACGACATCTGTCCTCACCGGACCGGCGCCAGCTGTCGTTTTTCCCCTACGCCGCCCTACGGCCAGGGAAGAGGGTGCGAGCCGTTAGCGGCCCGCGGGTGTCCTCCCCCTGGCGGCGGACGGGGGGGAAAAGACGTCAGTCTTTGCCCCTACAGGTCTTGCAAGATCACACTCATGTCAAACCCCCGGCCGTGTACAAACCCCCGGTGGTGCGTTGTTCCGGTCTGTTCCAGTCGGAATTCAAGGTCGGGTTGGGCTTTAGCCCGCAACTGGATAAGTAGTCGAGATCTTCTCGTACTGTCGATTCTTGTTCCAGTTGTTCCAGTCGGTTAAATATAAATAGACTGGAACAGCGCAACGCGCTGGCGAAGTTTTTTTGGGTTCTTCCAGGCGAAGCCGCCAAAAAAACTTCCTTGTGTATATATAACAATGACGGCACCGGTAGCCCGCTGGGACTTCCGGTGCAATGCAGAAGGGCTGTCTGAGGATGTCATCCTCGCGAGCATTACGCGGATCGCTAAGCACTTCGTGTTCCAGGAGGAGAAAGGTGGCACGACAGGCTACCTTCACTACCAGGGCCGTATGTCTCTGATCAAGAAGGCCCGCAAAGCGGAGCTGATGAAGCTGTGGTCCACGTTGGAATTACCGTGGCCACTGCCAAACTACCTGGAACCGACTGTGGATGCCGTCCACAAGTCGTCAGATTTCACGTATGTGACGAAGGAGGAGACGAGGGTGCGTGGACCTTGGTCGGATAAGGACAAGTCCGCGTATGTCCCCCGACAGTACCGTTCCCTCATGCAGAATCTGTACCCTTACCAGCGTGAGATCTTCGATTCCGCGCAGGTGTTCGATACTCGCTCGATCAATTTCATTTATTGTTCGCGCGGCAACATCGGTAAGTCCACAGTTGCGTCTCTGTGCGAGCTTTATGGTACCGGAATGGATTTGCCTCCGGCCAATGACATGGAGAAGCTCATCCAGTCAGCATGCAATCTGTGCATGGCGAAGAACATTCGCAATCCTTCTCCATTTTTCGTGGATTTACCGCGTGCAATGGATAAGAGCAAGCTGTATGGAATCTACAGCGCAATCGAGCAAATCAAGAAAGGGAAGCTCTACGATATGCGATACAATTACACCGAATGGTGGATTGATTCCCCCCAGATCTGGGTGTTCAGCAACAGAGAACCCGACCTGGGAATGCTTTCACTCGACAGATGGAAGCTCTGGACCGTCGACGAAGGCATGGCCTTGGTTGCGTACGTACCTGGGAAGCCAAACTTTTCGTTCTCCGTAGGTAATGCCGACGGGGGTGTACGCACGACAGCCGAGGGGTCCGTACAAACGGAAGACCCCAATGAAGACTCCGATTGGGTATTCGTTTAAAATTTTAAAACATGTTTTCATTCTGACCTTCGGATAAATGGCAGGATCCCGGACACGAACAGGTTACGTAGTTACTACTGGACGTGTCGTTCAGAAGCGTGGTCGCAGTTCTACTCGATCGCCCGTGCGTTCTAAGCGCTCGGTGGTACCGTCTCCTAAGAGGCGTACAGCTTCACCTAAAAGAGCGTCAGCTCAGTCGAAGACTCAGAGTTCTCAGTCTCAACAGGCTTCTAAGAGTATGAGTATGACGTTGGCGAAGCCAATGTCTCGCGCAGCAATGACCTCCAAGCTGACTGCGTCTCAGCTGGAGACCGTCATTTATCGCTGGAACGGTGTCAAGTCATTTGACACTAACGGTAATTATTGGTTGAATAATCGTGTCGTTACAGCTGGACGTAGGGACCTCCCTATGTATATGTTTGATTTGACGTCAGTATACGCAAATCCTTCAACCGGCACTGCCGTGTTTGCTCAGCCATTCCTGCAACTGACGCAGGCTGTTGCTACAGGGGACATGGCGTTTGATGTTAGGCTCAACCGTGATGCTGGTGGTATTGCCGCATCTACTACGTGGAATATCGAGAAGACTCCTGGTCAGAATTCCACCGCCGACATTTCGGAAC